CAAGTCTGGTCTTTTACCTATCACATAGTCATAGGTGTAAACTCCATCAATTATTCTTTGTCCCATGTACGCTGCCATTAGAATCCACCTCCGCTATTCAAAATTAAATCGTCTAGGGCAGGTTGTATTAATTCTATTTGCCTTCTCAATGATTTGTTTTCTCTAATCATGAATGTAATAGCAGGCGGTGCCAATACTTGTGTATAGCTTATAAGCTCTTGTGTTTCAGCATTGATTTCCTGAATATTGATTAAGTTTAATTCCTCATCACCAACATTCAGATTTTCACTTGTACAAACCCCACAACCATCTCTAGCAACTATTAGGTTTTCCGCTATTCTTACGACTGTCTTTGTTGCTATATCAAATTCGATATATTTAATCATAATATCACTCCTTTACTATTGTACTAGAAACATACTTCCCACTGTCATTGTGTTATTCACGCCCGAATATGTTGCATTGGAAGCCCTTATTTTTAAATAGTGCGGTCCAGTGATTGCTCTTACGTCTATAACCGCACTAGTTACATGAGTGTTTTGTGTCGCAGGAGGAGTAAAAGAAGCACTTGCAGCAAAGGTTGCATTATCTGTATTTACAAGTGAGACTCCTGCTTGTATTGTTGGCGTTGCGCTTCCGGTGCTCCCTATGCTCGCAGAAAATTGAATAGTAATGAATTGTACATCAGTTAAATCAACAGTACTTGCACTATACACTGTTAAATACGCGGCTACAGCACCGTGATCTCCTACAACGACATTCATACCACCCGAGCTTATATTAAAGGTTAAATCTATATCACTTCTGTAGTATAAAGTCATGCCTAATTGGTTCAAGTTGTTGTAAGCAACAATTTGACTAGGTATTTTTGCAACTAAAGTACCTGCAAGTCCATACGGCGCTGTCCCTACCTTAAAGTTTAATGCATTAAAATCACCATTATATAGATATATTTCTTGATTACCATCATAATAACCCTTTGTCGGTTTGTATATAACGTAGTTTGCTTGCGCCCTCACGCCCACTGGAGCAGTTACTCCATTCGGCATTGTTCCAACTTGCTCTCCGTCCCCATTGCTGAATGGTATATCTGCTAAGACTTGTGACGGTTGAGCAGTACCCGTAGCCTTAGCTAAAATAAAAACACTATCAGTTGCTTGGTCATAATAAAAGTCATATACTTTACCTGCTTTGACTCCGCCTATTGCTATCTGTGTGCTAGCATCCTTTTTAAAAGCTTTACCATTGATGGTCATATTTCCTGTGTTGACATTTGCAGCAAGAAAACTACCCTTTTTCTTATCGGTCAATGCTATGTCTAATAATATAGCATTTGCTGTACTACCTGCCTTGGGTATTAGTATCACATTTTCAGCCAAATGTGCAACAAGTGAAGAAGCGTCTGCTTTAGCAGCAATTTGATTCAATACGGTCGTTCTGAAATTTGGATCATCTCCAAGAGCTTCAGCTAATTCATTCAATGTATTAAGTGCGGCAGGAGAAGAGTCCACAAGCGCAGCAATCATTGCATCAGCATAGGCCTTTGCCGCTGTTTCTGCAGCTGTAGCTTTTGTTTGTGCTCCTGCAGGAGTTTCTTTAGCTACTACAGCTACGGATATTGTATCTAATTCATCAGAAATAGCCTTCACTCCGACATCAATCTTTTCCCAGTTCTCATTTAACATGGTCTCTATATTGAAAGTGTCAGTGCCTTCAGTGGTAGGATTCTTTTTAAGTAAGTTTAAAAACACAGTATAAATAGACATACTATGCACCCCCTGCAAATAAATTAAGCTGCTTGGTTTGCAGCTCGTTTATAGTAATGACATTATGAATTTCATTAATTAATAGATATTTATAATAATACGCAACCGCTAGGTGAGCAGGTTTTATTTCTTCTACAGCATTGTAAACATCCTGCATTGTCGGAGGTATTCCAAAGGACCCATTAAACTTGATTGTAATTACACCATCAATAAATCCTACTTCAACTTGACCGTTTGTAAAGGCATCAACAACTATCTTTATAAGTGTACTGTCTACTTTGCCAGAGCCTCTCCATCTTGATTTTACAACTGCCCTTCTATCTTCATAAGACTTGCTATGATTTGGCGCAATCTTGAGTTCCTTTTCATATATGTCTAAACCCCATGTTGCAGTATCGATATTGAATTGAGCCTTAATGTCTGCTATATCATAATAAACAGTGTCAAACTCAGGCCCATAAGCTCCCATAACAATTTGTATTACTTTAGAATTTGCTATATGTTCAGGTAAATAACCTAACATTATGTCCTTACGCAATTGTTACCACCCCCGAAACAGGAACTTCATTAGTTTCAAGTGGAATATTTGCTGTACCTCCATTCACAATTAAATTGGAATAATCCAATATGCCAATGGAATTAAGAATTGCATTACCAACCAAAGCATAGCTTACAGATGTAATACCATCTTTAAAAGCAATTGATTTATAGTATTCAGAAATCTTTTTTTCAACATTTGCTAGTATTTGCTCATCTGGATATGCAGGGTCTTTAACAGCCACAAAGGATACATTCAATATTTTAGCTACAGCGCTGACCACTGTACACTTTGCACCTATAGGAGCTTCTCCATCCCCATCACCAGTAGCCCCTGGGTCAATGTACTCTTGCACTGCATCAACGAGCTCAATGCTTGCAGTAATTTTATCTACATTGATTATTATTACTTTTACAGTGTTATCCCCATTCCACCTTGATATGACTTTTGCATCTCCAACACCAGCTACTTCTTTTGCCCAGTTTATATAATGAGCTTTGTTTCCACTTGTCGCAGGAGTTGCCAACCTTTCATAGTACCTTTCTAACAAAGATTCATCCGATTCTTCGTCATAACCTTCACTTGTTGGCTCCGGATTAGTTACGGATATAATGCCGTCAATTGATACTGGTATAAAAACTATAGTGTTTGCAGGTACATTACCTGAAGAACTAGGCACAACCGCTTTTATATTTACGGTGCCAGCACCAACAATGCTCTTATTTTCTGTGGCTACAAACTGAATTCTTGATTCTGTCTGAAATAAATCTCCAATAGATATATCCCCAGTTCCAAGAACATTAAGATATTTTGTAGAATAGGTTGCTCCTTTTCTAATTACTCCAGTTCTTTGATATACCCTAAGGGTTAATTCTTCTCCTGAAAGATTATTGATGTCTAATTTTTTAACTGTATTATCTAGCTCAACATACAATTGAGTTATTTCTACTGCTCCGGGAGCTATAAACTTATATGTAGCGCTCCCTTCTTTTTTATCAGTATCATCTGTAATGCTTGCTAGCATCCTATCAATTATTACTTTCTCTGTTTGGGTTTCATACACTTACATTCACCTCCCCAAGGTCTGTTACTGCTATAAACTCAAGGCTTAATTTGTCATCATTAATACTCACAACAAGATTTTTAACACCACTAATATGGGGGTTTATACTCAAGGCCTCTTCAACATATCTTTTTGTTTCACTCTCTGCTACTTTACCCCCAAAGCTACTTCCTATCAGATTATTAAGTTCACTCCCATAGTTCCAACTGAATATTATATGTTTGTAGCGAGTTATTTTTAACGCATGATAAATCCATACTCTTAATGCTTCTAGTCCTTCAACTATAACAAGAGCTTCATCTTTCATAACAAACTCATCATTCTTAAAATCCCAAGCATATTCGCGTGGTATCGGTAACTCATTATTAGAATTTGTAACTATATTAGTATTCTGTATAAATGGGAAAATGCTCATTTATGGACTCACCACCTTACATATTACTATATAAGTCTGCTTATCTATCGTTGGCATTATCGCCAGTTTGTCACCAGCATTTAAAGACTCAACAAACTTTATCTGTGACGTATTGCTCCATAGCTCTGGATCTAATGCAGTGGTTTGAATCTGCCTTGTAAAATCTTTAAGTAGGTAATCAGCTACTAAAACATCTTCTTTATCCAGCTGTATGCCATCGGCTTTGATTACAAGGGTCGGCTGCGGGCTTATGACCTCGCCAATAATAATAGAAGGAGGGTTTAGCTTTGCACCCTCCTCTCTCATCAACTCTAATATTTCAGAATATGGATTACCACTCAAGCGAGATCACTCCTTCCATTGTATAATTGCATATGTCTTCTGACTTTGTTTCTTGTTTCGGTAAGACTTTTCATCCATTATCTCGTCAAAATTAAGCTGTAAGGACATAGTATGTATACTATTCTCCCATGTATGTGTATCGGCATCTATTTGAAATACTCCAACTAGCCCAGTATATTCATCTTTAATCCCTACAGCATATCCAGTAATACACCTAACATCACCTAGAGCCTCTGCATTCCCTCTGCGTTCCACACCTTGAAGTAAGTTGTTTGCTACCTCAGTTGCGTTTACACCAGTCTCTTTTTTATATATCCTCTGAAATTTACCATAAGGCT